TGGATAACAAAGGGGTATAAATGAAAAAATGTAAACAATGTGAAAAAGAGTTTCAACCAAAAGATGAACTAGATCAATTCTGTAGCCAGGATTGTAAAGAGGAGGCATTAGCTGAATTAGATTCTGGTTCAGATGAGTGCCTATCATGTCAATAAAAATCGATGAGAACACAAGTATCGGTCTTCCGTTACGTAATTTAATAGGATTGGTCGCAGCAGTGATTGTAGGCGCATGGTTTGCATTCGGTGTCATTGAAAGACTCAATGCATTAGAAACTGCAAATAAATTATTTGAACAAGACTTATTGGAAGCTTCTGCACAAAAACCCATAGACCAAGAACAGTTCATGCTTCTTGAACATATAGCAGAGGGATTAGAAAAATTAACTGAACGTGTTGATGGTATGATGAACAATAGAGTTAATATTGAAAGACTACAAATGGATGTAGAACGATTAAGAATTGATACTGAAAAATTAAAAGATAGCGTTAGAGCTAATATTGGTAAATTAAACGGGAATCACTAATGGTACAAACAGTTATTGCACTTTGTTTATTTATAGGTGGTCAATTAATTGAACATCGTATTCAACCCGATATCTCTACATGCTTAAAGATGAAACGTCAAGCGACACGGAACATGGATATGAATGATAAACGTTTTATGTGCGGGGAGGTAGAGGCTATGGTTGAAAAAAATATAGATGGTAGTATAACAATAGACAAAATTATAAAACCAAAGTAATGAATTTATCTCGAAACTTTACTCTTCAAGAGTTAATCAAATCGGACACAGCGGTTCGTTTAAATATTGATAACAATCCAAATGCAAATCAAATAGAAAAGCTAAAAGCATTGTGCGAAAATATTCTTCAACCCGTACGTGACCATTTCGGGCCTGTAATCGTTACCTCGGGATTTAGGTCACCTAATCTTTGTGTAAAAATAGGAAGCTCGGTAAATTCACAACATGCCAAAGCTGAAGCAGTGGATTTTGAGTGTCCAGGAAAAGACAATGCAGAAGTCTGTGATTGGGTTTATAAAAACTTAGATTATGACCAAATGATTTTAGAATATTATGTTCCAGGAGAGCCTAATAGTGGATGGTGCCACGTATCTTATGTACCAGAAAAAGGTAGAAAACAATTTTTACTTGCATACAGAGATGAAAATGGTAAAACAAAATATAAACCAGTAATAGGGAAAGCGACAGATTTAGTATGACAATAGGTAGAGGACAGATATCAAAACAAGTCGAAGGCAAACTAAGAGGTGCCAGAGACGAGAAGCAAAAGAAACAAAGAGTTATTAAAGCTATCAAACGTAAGAAAAACTCACTAGCCAAGACGTTTACTGTTTAAGCAAATAATGGTACAATAAATTACATTGTACAATTAACAAGGCTTAGACACTATGACTAAACTATGTGCTAGAGGCAAAGCGGCCGCTAAAAGAAAATTCAAAGTATACCCAAGTGCGTATGCTAATGCATATGCTTCTAAAATTTGTGCAGGTAAAATTAAAGACCCATCTGGTACTAAAAGAAAAGATTGGGGACCAAAGAAAGCTAGTAAAGGAACATTAGCAAATATAGTTTCAGCAGCATACAGAGATAAATACAAATCTTCATCTCAATACAAAAAGAAAAAGAAACAAGATTACGATATGACTGCTACAGAATTAAATGCATTAGTTGAGTCAGTAAACGCACCTAATCCAAAGAAAAAAGATAGAATACTTTCTAGTGGTAATAAAATGAAAATTAAAAGATCACAAGAAAATATTACTGGATTTGATATGGGTGGCGAGGTCCGAGGAACTGGAGCCGCGATTAGAGGTAAGGGATTCAAAGGCGTATTCTAATGGCCAAATCTGGTTTAAAGAAATGGTTCTCAGAAAAATGGGTAGATATATCTGCACCTAAAAAAGGAGGAGGATACAAAGAATGTGGAAGAAAATCTGCAAGTGGATCAAACAGAAAGTACCCCAAATGCGTGCCTGCTGCAAAAGCAAGCCGAATGACCGAATCAGAAAAGCGTTCTGCTGTTGTGAGGAAAAGAGCAGCCGGTAACGTTGGTCCTAAACCCATTAACGTCAAGACGTTTACTAAGCGATACTATGGTGGTATGATAGATGTATAAAATTTTAAGGAGAAACCATGAATAAGAATTTAAAACCAGTCCCAGCGGACAAAAAGAAATCACTAGGTAAACTACCTACAGATGTAAGAAATAAAATGGGTTATGCTCAAAAAGGCAAAATGATGTCTAATAGAGATAAGAGACAAGAAGAAATTACAAAAAAACAAAATCCAAAATCAGAATATAAAAAAGATAAATTTGGCAAAACTAAATTATCTTACACTGAAGCTAAAAAAGGCAAAATGATTACAGGTAAAAAAGAAGAAGATGATGTTTCTAAATATGTAAAATCAATTAAACTCCCAGATGCAAAAGATGTAAGAGACGTGGTTAATAAAAAAGCTAAAGGTGGTGAAATGAAAAAACCAATGAAAGCTGTTCTTGGTGCTGCTGTATTAGGAGCTATTGGAGCAAAAGCTATTGGTAAAGTGATGAAGAAAAAAGCATCTGCTTCTCCAGGAGCTATGGGTTTACTATCTAAAGAAAGTGGAATGAAACTTCCTATGAAAGATTTATATCAAAAAGCAACTGAACAACAGATCGCTAAAAAATCTATGGGTGGTGAAATGAAACAAGGTTATGGCGCAGCTAGAACTTCTGGTATGGGTCTACAAGATGAAGATTTAATCCCTGGTAAATCTATGGATTACTATAAAGATTTAATGTAATGAACTATGGCAACATCAGGAACCACAGCATTCGATTTACAGATCGATGATATTATTGAGGAAGCATATGAACGATGTGGTATGCGAACCAATAGTGGTAATGATATAAGAAGTGCCAGACGTAGTTTAAATCTTTTATTTGCTGAATGGGGAAACAGAGGTATTCACCTTTGGAAAGTTCAACTTAATGAACAAGCCTTAACTGCAGGAACTGCAACTTATAATACTCCAACAGATGTTAATGATGTATTAGAAGCATATATTTCTACAACTGCAGCTGCAGGAGATAATTCATCTACTAACGATATTTCACTTACAAAAATTGATAGATCAGCGTATGCTGCTTTACCAAACAAATTAGCAACTGGACAACCTTCACAATATTATGTGAACAGACAAACAGTACCTACAATTAGTTTATATTTAGCGCCGGATGCAACAACGTATACAACTTTAAAATATTATACAATTAATAGAATAGAAGATGCAGGTGCATTTACAAATACTGCAGATGTGGCTTATAGATTTTTACCATGTATGTGTGCAGGATTAGCTTATTATTTATCTCAAAAGAAAGCACCAGATAGAATACAAGTTTTAAAACAATTATATGAGGATGAGTTATTAAGAGCATTAAATGAAGATGGTTCTAGAACTTCTGTTTATATATCACCTCAAACTTACTTTGGAGATGGTGTGTAATGTCATATGCAAGAGGTAAAAAATCACAAGCTATATCTGACAGATCTGGACAAGCATTCCCATATACAGAAATGGTCAAAGAATGGAATGGTTCTATAGTTCATATATCTGAGTATGAACCAAAGCATCCACAACTGGATCCACCATATCATAAAGCAGATGCAATAGCTTTAAAAAATCCAAGATCACAAAGATTTCAACAACCTACTTTAATAGCAGGTTTATTTGCAGATTCTGGTGGAGCATCAGTTGGTGTTGCAGATTTAGAATTACCAGGAGATTTTGCATTTAGTAATCAAGGGACTTCAGAAATGATTCCTGCAGATCCATCACTACAAAATAGAAGAAGACAATTATCTATTCAACTTAGATCCGTAACCGTGGAGATATCATAATGGCTATTACCCATGCAGCTTTTTTAACTCAAGTTAGAGATTATACAGAAGTCGATAGTAATGTATTAACTGATGCAATCATTCAAGATTTTATACGATCGGTTGAACTCGATGTTGCAGGTAAAGTTGATTATGATGATTTAAGAAAATACTCTACATCAACATTCACAAGTGGTAATCGATACGTTATCTTACCTGCTGATTTAACTATTATGAGATCCGTTCAAGCAATTAACGGAAGTGATAGAACTTTTTTAGAGAAAAGAGACACAAGTTTTATATCTGAATATAATAACGGAGGAGCAACTGGCTTACCTAAATATTGGGCGAATTGGGATGAGAATAATATTCTTGTAGCCCCTACACCGGATTCTGCATACACTGTACAAATCAATTATATTACAGATCCACCAGAATTTACATCTTCTAACAATACATTTCTTTCAACATACCAAGAATCAATGTTACTACACGGTGTATTAACTGAAGCTTTTTCTTATTTAAAAGGACCCATGGATATGTACAATTTATATAAAAGTAAGTATAATGAAGAGATACAGAATTTTGCTCTTCAACAAATGGGAAGAAGAAGACGTGCAGAATTTGATGATGGTGTTCCTAGAGTTAAAGTAGATTCGCCATCACCATAAAATTAATAAAGGAGAATAATTATGGCAATAACAACAAATGCAATTTGCAATTCATTTAAAAAACAATTACTAGCAGGTGAACATGATTTTGATTCAGCTGGAGGTGATACATTCAAATTAGCAATGTATGACTCTTCTGCTATATTAGGAGAATCAACAACTAACTACGCAACAACAAGTGAAGTAACTTCACCAGCAGGATATACTGCAGGTGGTAAAGCTTTAGTTAACTCTGGAGTGAAAGTATCTTCAGGCGTTGCAATTACTAATTTTAGTAATTTATCTTTTACTGGAGTAACTCTTACTGCAAGAGGTGCTTTAATTTATAACACAACTACAAATGGTGGCACAGGTACAACTGAGGCGGTTTGTGTGTTAGATTTCGGTGGAGACAAAACTGCAACTGCTGGAACATTCACTATACAATTCCCTGCATTCACGACTTCTGCTGCTATTCTAAGAATCAGCTAAGGAGTTTTTAATGTCACAATCACCCTGGGGATCCAATAATTGGGGCGAACAAGCCTGGGGTGATAATGGCATTGATGTAACTTTTGGAGATTCATGGGGCCAACAAGCCTGGGGTGAATTTGCTTGGGGTAGTGGAAATTTAACTGATGCACTTTCAACAGGTATTGGTTCTGTATCTATTTCAATCGGTGTTGATCAATCTGTATTAGGACAAGAACTACAATCATTAATTGGTGATGAAACAGTAACGGCAGATGCAAATCTAGATGTTATTGGTATTCAACTTAATGCAAATATTGGCGAAGAAGATTTAACAGGTAATGCTAATGCACCTGTAACTGGAACACAGTTAACAGGAAGCGCAGGAGCCGTGGATATTGCTGCAGATGGTAATATCACTATCAATGTTGTCGAACACACAATTAACACAAACGTAGGGCAAGTAACAGAAGTTATAGAAGTAGGTCCAGTAACTACCGGTACTGCTGCAACATTAAGTATTAGTGGAGTTACAACACAAGCTGATGCTAATGTATCTTTAACTGGTATTAGTTTAACTTCAACAATTGGTGATGAGACAGTAGATTTAAATACTGCTGTAGATGTAACCGGTATTCAATTAACAACTTCAATAGGAGAAGAAATTCCAGCGGGTAATGCTGATGTTTCTGTTACTGGTCAATCATTAACTAGCAGTATTGGAGAAGTGGATGGGGTATCCATAGCAGAGGTTACAGGACAAGAATTATCTAGTAATATAGGATCTGTTACAATTGCAGCTTCAGCGGATGTTAATATTACTGGTATTTCAATGACTACAAACATTGGGACAGTTAATATTCAAGCTTGGCAGGAAGTGGATCCAGGCGTTAATAATACATGGACAGAAGTAAATACAGGTGCATCAAATACTTGGACTGAGGTTGATTTAGCAGCTTAATGATAGTAAAATATTAACACAATAGGAGAATTTAAATATGCCATCAAGTTATACTACTACACTTGGAATAGAATTAATGGTTACAGGCGAAAAGTCTGGCCAATGGGGTGATATTACAAATACTAATTTAAACATCGTTGAACAATCTCAAGGTTATTTATCAAAATCAATTGCAGGTGGAGCACAAACTACTGCACTTACAATTACTGATGGATCAACTTCAACTTCAGATGCAAGAAATTATATAATTGAATTAACTGGAACAATTACTGGAAATCAAATTGTAACAGTACCAGATGGAATTGAAAAATCATATCTTGTTTTTAATAATACTACAGGTGCATTTACTGTTCAATTTAAAACAGCTTCAGGAACTGGTCCTACATTTACTGCAACAGATAAAGGTTACAAAATAGTTTATACTGATGGAACGGATGTAATTGAAGTTCCAACAACTCCTGCAGATGGCTCTATTACAAGCGCTAAACTTGCAACCGATGCTGTTATCACATCAAAAATTTCTGCATTACAAGTAACAAATGCTAAACTTGCAAATAAATCTATAACTATAAATGGTGTTGCTGCAACATTAGGTTCTTCAGTTACAATTGCTGCTGGAACAGATTGGCAAGCAGTTAAAACAACTACATTCACAGCTGTTGCTGGTGAAGGATATTTTGTGAACACAACTGGTGGCGCATTTACAATGACACTACCTGCAACTCCAACAATTGGAGATGAAGTATCATTCGTAGATTACGCAGGAACATTCGATACAAATAATTTAACAATCGGTAGAAACTCAGAAAACATTCAAGGCTCTGCAGCCGACTTAACAGTTTCAGTAGAAAGGGCAGCCAATACTTTGGTCTATACAGATGGAACTCAAGGTTGGTTGTTAAAGGTTAAATAGTGTCCA